ACCGAAGCCGCCCGCCCAGCCGGTGAACGCCGGCCCCGAAGGCGGCGCCACGGTCGGCGCTGGCGAGGTGGCCTATCTGCGGAAGAAGGCAACCAGCATCGACGCCGATCTGGCGCAGGTGGCCGCGGATCTCGGCCTTCAGGGCATCGTCATCGAGGCGGGCAAGCTGGCGAAGACCGACTTCGACAGCCTGAAGGCCGAACTGATGAAGCGGGGGGCGTGATGGACACGATTGCTGCATTCGCCATGGGCCAGGCAAACAGGCACCGCGAGCCGATGGTTTTCGACTGGATGAAGGCCGCCAAGCTCATCAAGGAACGCGGGGCCACGGAAGCAAGCGCAGGCCTCAGCGGGGACTGGGAATGGACGGGCGGCGAAATCCTGGCCGATGGCAAGCCGGTGCCCAAGGAGCTCACCTACACCTATCTGGCAAGCACGTGGGCAACGCCTCAGCTAGACATTGGCGGCGAGGTCATCGACTGCTTTGTGATGAAAAGCGAATATCCTAGCTGGGATAGCGACACCTACTGGCCGGCAGAAGCGTTGGTCGCCTTGGAGGCATGATGCAGGCCTTCACCTTCGACGAGGCCTCGCACGTCTACCGCCTGGACGGCCATCGCCTGCCATCGGTGACCGAGATCCTGGCGCCGATCAAGCCCGACTTCTCGATGGTCCCGCCGGCGGTGCTGGAGGCGAAGCGCGCCTTCGGCACGGCCGTGCACCTGGCCTGCGAGCTGGACGACCTGGGCGAGCTGGACGACGACGCCACGGATCCGGCTGTCATGAGCTGCGTGCAGGCCTGGCGCCGATTCCGCTCAGACACCGGCGCGACTGTTGTGATGAACGAGCAGCGCCTGTATCACCCAGCGCTGCGCTTCGCGGGCACGCTTGACCGCCTGGCATACCTGCGCATGAAAGGTGACGATCAGCCGTCGACGTGGCTGCTGGACATCAAGACCGGCGCCGAACCGATGCCGTCATTCGGCGTGCAGCTCGCAGGCTATCGCCTACTGCTGACGGCTCAGGAAGATCCGGGGCCGCTGTCTTCTGCGTTTGGCGAGGCCTTCCGCAGTATCGGCGCCGACTCGATCAAGCGCGCCTCGGTCCATCTTGATGCATCGGGTGGCTATCGTTTCCACGAATACCGCGACCCCGCAGACGAGGCGACATTTATGGCCTGCCTCGCAATCCACCGCTTCAAGGAGAAGCACGCATGAGCACTGAAATCACCACCATCCCCGCAAGCGTCGCCATCACGGCGCCGAATCCGCAGGCCCTGGCCCGCGGCGCGACTGCCGCCCTGGCACTCGTGAACGACTTCGAGATCACCGACGCAGCGACGTTCGAGATCGCGGCCGAAGAGCTGAGGGGCATCAAGGCCAAGGCCTCGGCGCTGGACGATCAGCGCAAGGCCATCACGGGCCCGCTGGACGCCGCGAAGAAGGCCGTCATGGATCTGTTCCGCGGCCCGGTCGAGGTTCTGACCAAGGCCGAAGGCATCCTCAAGGGCAAGATGCTGACCTATCAGCAGGCCGATCAGCGCAAGGCCGAAGAAGCCCGCCTGCAGGCCGAGCGCATCGCCCGCGAGCAGCGCGAGAAGCTGGAGGCCGAGGCCCGCGAGCTGGCCGCCCAGGGCCGCACCGGCGAGGCCGCCGTGAAGGAGACCGTCGCGCAGATGGTCGTGGCCGCACCGGTGGCCGCGCCCGCACCGCCGGCCGTCAAGGGCATCAGCACCAGCACGACGATCGACTTCGAAGTCGTCGACCTGCACGCCCTCGTGAAGCACATCGCAGCGCACCCGGAGCTGGTCAACCTGATCACCGCCGACAGCGTGAAGATCCGCGCCTACGTGCGAGGCTTGGGCATGGCCACGAACCTGCCCGGGGTGAACATTTTCCAGAAGCAAACCCTCGCCTCGCGCAAGGGATGATGTTCAATGGCCGGCGCCCCTGGGAGAACCCGGGGGAGATCACGCCGGCCACCTACACCTGAAAGACCACCACCATGGGCAGCCCGCACCACACACCGCACCCCGGCGATCGCGAGCAGATCGAGCGCCTGCATTCAGAATTCGTAGAACCGATCAACGATCGCGCGATGAGCTTTCAAGACCGCACCTACGAGATCGGGCGCGCGCGCGGCCGAGCCGAGGCGGCCGATGGCGTCTTCGACCTTGTTGAGCACCTGCGACGGCAGATCGAATTCAGCGGGCGCACCTACGGCCCGGGCGACCGCACCTCGGGCGTGTGCGACCACATCCGCAAGGAACTGGCCGAGGTGCAAGCCGACGCCGCGGCTGGCGTGCCGACGTTGCCAGAGTGGGTCGACGTGATCATCCTCAGCTTCGACGGCGCCTGGCGCAGCGGCGCGACGCCCGAGCAGATCGTGGCCGCCATTGAGGCGAAGCAGACCAAGAACGAGGGACGCAAGTGGCCCGACTGGCGCACCGCCGAGCCCGGCAAGGCCATCGAGCACGACCGCAGCACCGACTGATCACCACACAGAAAGACCAGCAGCATGAACACAGTCAACACTGGCGCATTCGCGCGCGCACGCTCCATGATGGCCGCGATTGGTGCCCTCATGGCACAAGGCCTGCACGGACTTAAGCTGCAGCAAGGCATCAGCAGCCTGGGCGAGTACAAATCGCGCGGCAAGGGCGGGAAGCGGCCTCACCGTAGCTGCGGCACCGCCGCACACAAGCGCCACGCCCAGAAGCTGCGCAACCGCGCCCGCAACCGCCGCGCATGCCGCGGCTGATCACCACCAAGAAGGAACCCGCCACCATGGCCAAGAACACCACCAAGAACGCCGACATAGCCGACACCGGCGCGAAGGATCAGCAGGATCAGCAGGATCAGCGCGATCTCGTCCCGCCCGTGCCCGTCAAGGTCAAGCGCCTGACCGAGACGGCGAAGCTGCCCGTCTACGCGACGGCCGGCGCTGCTTGCTTTGATCTGCATGCCGACATGCCTCCCGGATACCCGATCGAGGTCAAACTCCCAGCCGGCGCCGCGATCGAGCTGCACACCGGCCTGGCCTTCGAGGTTGAGCCTGGCTGGGCCATCAAGGGCCACAGCCGCAGCGGCCACGGCTTCAAGCTGGGCGTGCGCTTGGCAAATTGCACAGCCATCCTTGACCAAGACTATCGCGGCGAGGTGCTGATCAAGCTGAAGAACGACGGCCCGCGCGACATGGTCATCAAGGCCGGCGACCGCATCGCCCAGGCCGAGATCGTGCCGGTCTTCCGCGCCGAGTTCATCGAGGTGGCCGAGATGTCGAAGACGGAGCGCGGCGAAGGCGGCTTCGGCAGCACAGGGGGTTGAGAATGGCATCGGTCAACAAAGTGATTCTGATCGGCAACCTCGGCCGTGATCCCGAGGTGCGGTATGCGCCCAGCGGCGCGGCCGTGTGCAGCGTGTCGATCGCCACCACCAGCCGCCGCAAGGACCGCGACAGCGGCGAGACCGTCGAAGACACGCAGTGGCACCGCGTGACCTTCTATGACCGCCTCGCCGAGATCGTCGGCGAGCACCTGAAGAAAGGCAGATCCGTCTACATCGAGGGCCGCCTGAAGTACGGCAAATACACCGACAAGGACGGCATCGAGCGCAACACGGTGGACATCGTCGCCAGCGAGATGCAGATGCTTGGCGGCCGTGGCGAAGGCGACAGCGGCGAGCAGCGCCAGCAGCCGCAGCGCCAGGCCGCGCCACAGCGGAAGGCCCCGCAGAAGTCGTCGACCGGGTTTGACGACATGGACGACGACATTCCGTTCTAAGGCGGCAGCATGACCACCGAATCCGCAGTGCTTTACGTGCCAGAGCTGGCCAAGATGCTGGGCCGCACAGAGACGGCGATCCGCGCCAGCGTCAACCGCGCCAGCGACGACATCCCGCCGCGGCTGCTGATCGGCCGGCGGATCTGCTGGCGCCGCGATACGGTGCAGCAGTGGCTGAAGGATCGAGAACAACCCGCGAGGCCGGCGATGTCCGGCAGGAAGGCCAAGGTCGATGAATGAATGACTTCGAGACACACCCACCCGGCACCGCCCGGCGGCTGGCCGAGCTTGAGGCCATCGTCGAAACGATGAAAGCCGGGCAGGATCCCGACAGCGAAGCGCGGTCCCTGTTCTTCAGCGTTGACACCACACAAGCGCCCATTGGCATCGGCGCCGAGCTGGCCGGCCACTGCTGCCGCTGGTGAACGACGTAGCCGGCAGAATGAGCGACGAGGAGCGCTTCCACATGATGCATGGCTTCTGTGCGGCGATCTTTGGGGCAATGTCTAGCATGATCGGCCTGGACAACGCCGACAGCATCGTCGACGCGCTGCGCACCTACAGCGCCAACATCCGGGCCGAGGAAGCCCAGAAAAGCCGGCATTGATGTATCACGAACTGATCGGCCGGCCGTGCATCCTTCAGCCGGCCAACTACCTGCCTGGGCTGGCGCCCATGCCGCCGCGCATTCCTGGCTACATCATCAACCAGCGCGGCCCTGGGATCGTGCGTGTGCGCGATCGCGCGACAGGCGGCACGCACGACGGCGTTCGGATCGTCGAGGATGGCCAGCAGGCGCCGCCGCTTGGGCTGTGGTGTGTGCTGGACAAGCTGCCGTGAAGCGATCAGCGCCACTGCGCGCGAAGGCGCCGCCCAAGCGGGCCGTGCGGCAGATCGACTACACCCCAAGGCCAAGGAAGCCCGCAGAGGGCCGCGCAGCGCCACAGACTGCCACGCCAAGGCCCAAGGCCCATCCGTGGCGCAGCGAGGCCTATCGGCGGCTTGTGGCGGCCCTGCCGTGCGCGCACTGCGGCATGCAGGGGCACAGCCAGGCTGCGCACGCCGATGAGGGCAAGGGCTTGTCCATGAAGGCGTGCGACTCGACGTGTTACCCGCTGTGCGGCCCGAGGCTTGGCATGCCGGGCTGCCACCACCTGATCGGAACCAGCGGCGCTTTCTCACGTATGGCCAGGCGCGAGATTGAGCATCGATACAGTGAACAGACGCGCGCACGGCTCGCTGACGAGTGTCGAAGCCTTGGCATCAACCTACCCGGCATGCCGCCGGCCGGATCATCGACGGCATGATGACAGCCATCGCCTTGGGCCTGATCTTTTCAGCGGCCTGGGATCTCCTGCGCTGGAAGCGTTACGTCTCTTCCAGCGTGGAAATCTTGGGCGGTGGAGATGAAGCCGAACGCCTGGCCGCACAGTATTGCCAGATCAGCGTCCTGGCCAGGGTTTCGCTCGGCTACGCTTTCTCGGTTGTTGCTGCATGACGATCGCAGGCCATACAAGCGCGCCCGCTGTGGGGTAGTTCAGTTGGTAGAACCGCGGTTTCATACGCCGCATGTCGCCGGTTCGATTCCGGCCCCCGCATCCAGACACACTCAGCCCGCCACCTCGGCGGGCTTTTCATGTGCCGCCAGCTTCTGCAATCCAAATGCACGGCCGAGATCGCCTTCTGTGGCACAGAATTGGCACAGCCGTGTCACGGGTAAGGCGCAGCCGGCGGGGTGAAGTCCGACACCCATACCGCCGTGCCGTCCACGATTCGAACCTCGTCGATCTGGCCGTTGAAGCCGCCGGCGCCAGAAGGATAGGCTCCAAGCGTGAGTTGGTATGAGGGCCCAGATGCTGATGGCCGGATGGCATCCGATGACGTTGCCGAGTTTCTGAGAACCCCGTCTGTGAAAAGTCGGAAAGTGTTACCGCTGCGCGTCACCGCAATATGGCGCCATGTGTTGTCGCCAATTGTGCCGGTCGACTGAACAACAAACCCTATTAAGCTCCCGGACTCGTTGTATGCGGCGAAGCGAATATAACCTCCGCTGTGCCTGAAAAGGTTCCAAGCATAAGTAAACGACGTTGTCGCAAGAGACAGGATCGGCGTCTCTTGCCCGCCTGCGGATCCAAGGTTGACCCACATATCGATCGTGAAGTCCCCCGTACTCAGGTGCAGGCCTGGGTGATATGGAACCCTCAGATAGTCGCCACTACCGTCCAGCAGCAGCGCAGCCGTGCCGAACTTGGGCGACGCCGTCGAAAGCTGCGCATTGCCGAATGCGGTCACCGTCAGGCCATTCGGCCCGCTGTCGGTCATCGATGTCGATCCATTGGCGCCGTCCAGATGCAGCAGCAGCGAAGGTGTCGCGTTGATGGCCGCCGGCGGCCTTGCCGCAGCGATCGCGCCGAGTGCAAATGCGTGGTTCATGCTCAGGCCGCCGCCAGATCGCCGGTGATGTCCCAGGTGCCGCCAGACGCGGCGTCCACGCAGTGCAGCATGATCGTCGAGCCCTGCACGCGGGTCTTCGCCGATGCCCCCGTCGGGATGTTGATCGTCACCGTGGCCGACGGCGTGACGGTCACCTGCCCGGCGCCGACCTGGCGGATGGTCACCACGTCACCCAGCTCCCAGCCGCCCGCCGAGATGGTCTGCAGCGTGGCGGTGATGGCGAGCCCGTTGTTGAGGCGGGTGACCCGGTTACCGTTCTGCGCCCGGCTCAGGTTCATCGCGGTGTTGGTGCTGGTCAGGATCGCCGCCCGGGCACCAGACATTGCGTAGCTGATCGACCAGTCCTGGCCTCCAGTCTTGGTCACGATCGCCTCGTCGCCTGCGTGATTCGTGCGCGTGCGGCCGGTCTGCTGGTCATCCACCGACGCGGGAGACGCGAAGGCCAACAGAACTGCCGCAGAGCCGCCCTGACGCACCCTGAAGCGGCTGCCGACCGGGATGGTTGAGTCGTTGGCCGGGAATGTGATGGTCAGCGCGCTCGTGCTGGTCGCGATCAGCAGGCCGCCGATGTCGGCCGCCGAGACGTTTTCGCTCGTTGTCGCCGTGCGAACCGGCCCGATGCCGCCCAGGCCCAAGGCCTGCAGCGCGGCGCGCAGCACGGTGAGCGGGATTTTGGTCGTCGTGCCGTCCTCGTTGCCCACGAGCACGTCGTCTGCGCCAAGCTCGGTGGCCGCGGGAAGTTCGGAAATCTTGAGATCGGCCATATCAGCCCCCGTTGATGTAGTCGCCTGCCTCGGTCAGCAGGTTGTCGCCATTCTCGGCGTCAAGCCGGCGCAGGAAGGAATAGGCCAGCGTTTGATCGTGGCGCTGCCAACTCTCGACGCCTCCGCGCACCGCCCAAACCTGCACCCGCAGGTTGAACGCGCCGAACAGATTGGCCGGCGTGTAGCCGGTGCCAGTGATGCCGGTTTGCGATGCGATCACCGCCGCTGTGTCGGCGTTGGTCATCAGCACAGAATAGGTGACGCCTGGCTCTGGCCCGATGTTGCCGGCGCTTTGCTCGATGTAGTCGGCGGTCTGCTGCAGCCTGTCGCGGTGCGCCCATTCAAGCGCCGGCTGCGTGTCGGTAAGCGTGAGCGGGTAGGCCTGGCCGCCGATCGTCAGCTTTCCCGGCGGGTACGGCCGGAACTGCCGTTGCTCGGCCGTGGCCGAGAACTGGCTGGCGAGGCCGATGTTCAGCGTGCCGCCGGTGCTGATCGTGGCCAGCTTGAAGTCGACAGTCTCGCCGGTGGCCCGCTCGATCTGCTCGGGCGCATCACGGGCATCGTCGAACCAAACCCGGGCGCCGTCGGCGTGTGCCTTGGGCACGGTGTCGAGCATGCCGCGGGCGACCGTCATCGTCATCGCATCGCTGTTGATCAACTGCACCAGAACCCACTCGGCCGCCCGGCCGGTGCCGATGATGGCCAGGCTGCCCGCTGCGACGAGCTGCAGATCGGCCGCGCTCTTGAGGTCTATCGTGGCGGCAGTGGCCGAGATCGCGCCGTCCAGCGCAGCGCCTGGTACAAATGCGCCGTTTGACTGCTGCTCGTAGGCCGCGGTGCCGACCCGGCTCCAGATGTCGAACGCTTGGGAAAGCCCAGACGGGCGAGTCGCCAGCATCGAGAAATAGGCCGCGTCCTGATCCACCGCCGCCAGATCTGTCGCCGACAGTTCGGACACCAGCGACCGATAGGGCACCTCTGCGGCCGTCTGCTGCACGACAGGCGCCGGCTGGGTGGAAGGCTCAGTCCAGCCCGGATCCTCTTGCTCGGCATAGCTGGCCGCGGGCAGCCCGAAGACATCCTCGGCTATCTCTACCGTGATCGTGCCGTCGCGCAGCGTGCCGTATCCGATGCCCAGCACACGCATCACCACCGTGTCGATTCCCAGCTTCGGCCAAGTGAGCACGAACACGCCGCCGGGCGCGATGTTCCAGGCCTTGCGGTTGACCTTCATGCGGCCCTTCGCCAGCGGGGTCGATGCGGCCAGCAGATCGCGCTGGGCCACCCGCAGCGCCAGGGATGCCGTCGGCAGCCCGGGGTATTGCTTGGTCTGCGACACCACGCCACCTTGCGCCGTGATGTTGGCCAGGTTCTGCACCGTGACCGGAGTATCCTTGTTGGTGGAGACTTGGCGGTAAACAACCGAGATCTCGTTCACCGTGTCGCCATAGCCGACCCGCTGGAAGCTCTCCAGGGCGACGACGCTCGTCTCGTCGAAGACAGGCAGGGTCTCTGCGGCATAGTCGCCGCGCAACAGCTTCAG